ACCCATTCACCTTTTTGACACCACGGCCCACTTTCAAATTTATCTTTATCTTTGTAAGCAAGTGGACCAACTTTTAAAACATAACCGCAGTTCACGGCTATTCTTAATCTGTCTAAAGATTCTTGTGCAATAATTAAACCACCTTTAGTTTTTTCTTTTGGTGTAAAGGGTAAAACTAAAAGTCTCCAGCCAGATGGTTCAGGTAACTTTTCAATTAAGTTTTGAATATTATCTGGGGTTAGGGGTTCTTTGTCTGGGGTTTGTGATTTTTCTTCTTTGTATTTCTCTTCCAAAGCTAATCTAGTCTTTGGAACCTCCTTCGTCGAATCGGACGACGTTTGTGAGGTCTTGCTGTTGTTCAGTATCATCGTGCTCCTTTGTTTCTAGCAGGTTAGAGATTTCCTGTAATATATATTGGTAGGCTTGTGCCTGACCTAACATATAACGATATTTCTCCATGTTGTCAACACCTCCACTAATCATGGCATCACCAACATTTTGAAGATTGCTTCTTAGTACTTTTTGTAGTTTATATATTAGTTCTATTCCGTCCATTTTTTCGCTTTCTTATTGGTTTACTTTCATATAACTTATTAATTCCTTTTTCAATAAAAGAAAAGAAATCATCGATGGATCCTAAAAATTTGTACATAAATCGGTCAAACATTAGCAATTCCATTTTCTTAATGATTTATTAATCCTTGAATTTGGATCTCTTGCTGTTTTAGCAGAAGTCAATCTTTTCTTCATGCCAGTCATTCTCGCGCAAAAACTCTTTCTTCTGTTGGCAGCTTTAGATCCAGGTTTTAATTTTGATGGTTTAGTGGTTACTGCTGTTTTTAATTTAGAACCAGGGTTTGCTCTTCTGTAAGATGCAACTCCTTTTCTATTTAATCCTCCTGATGGAGACTTACCTTCTTTTCTTTGCCATGCTGGTGTTGCCATTATTTTTTCCTCGTAAAAGTTTTAACATTAGTTGGTTTTGGTCCAGTATTACCTGCAGCCCTTTTTCGTCTGACAGCACTCGCCTTTTGCGAACTTGTCATTCGTGTGGCTTTTGCAAGTGGGACGCATTTTGGATATTTTCGTTTGCTTCCCTTCGATCTCCCGCACGGTTGATATTTCCCGTTCTTCTTCGGTGCTCCGATGTCTACCCATTTCTCCGAAACCCATTTTCTTAAACCAGTTTGTGCCATTATGAATTTTGTCCGTATGCTTTGCCTTTACCTTTCATGGCTAACTTACATGAACCACCCATTCGATAGCCCATTCTATTATTCATCATGCCACCACCCATTGCTTTTTGTCTACTTCCTTTTTTTCCACCTGGTGTAATTTTACCAGAACAAACTCCAGAAGCGTACATATTAGCATATGCAGAAGGATACACTTTAAATTTTCTTTTAGCTGCTGCTTTTCCTTTTGCACAAAGTTTTGCCATTACTTTTTCTTAACCTTTCCACCGTACATTTTTTTAACTCTACCACCAGATTTTAAAAAACCCATTTTGTTTCTTACCTTTGGTGGTAATTTTGCTAAACCTGGGTTTTTATTTTTATCAATTTTTTTTAACATTATTTGTTTCCTCCATTTCTAAATATTTGTGTACCCTTTATACCGTATATAGAGGCTACGACAAGAATCCAAAGATTTGTAAACCATGATGGCAGTTGTGTAAAGTATTCAAAGAATAATTTTACTTTATCCATTGCTGTTGGGTCTTCTGATATAACTGCCCACGCTAAAACTGCTATGGGCGCCGACAAAATTAATAAAACGAATTCGTCTTTCCAGTCCGATTGTCTTGCTTCTAATAATTTGCCTTGGTAAGCTTCCTCACCTTGCGCCATTTTACGAGCGTGTTCCATTTGTGCATCCGCCATCAACATTTTTGTCTGTTGGCGTTGTTTAAATATATAACCGCCAGCTTTTAATGCTGTTGATAGTGCACTTAACCACATAAACTAGTATAATTTAGCGTTTCTTTTTTTCTCAGGCATAACTTTTTGCCCTTGAACTTCAAAAGATTGTGTTTCTTGAGGATTAGTCATCTCAATTTCAACACCACCGTTTTTGTAACCGTCTTTGTTTACAAACATTGAGTGATCAACCTCTTTTTTGTTTCCTGATTTCATTTTTTTCATATTTAACTCCTATTTTTTGATTTACCAGCTTCTGAAAGTGCAATTGCAATCGCTTGCTTCTTGTCTTTTACCTTCTTACCTGATTTACCTATGTTGAGTTTACCTTTTTTAAACTCCTTCATAACTAATTTAATCTTTTTTTCGGGTTTTGTCATCTTTTTCATTACATGCCACCCTTGTTATTTAGAGTTTTACTCAAAATCGTCTTCTCAATAGAAGTATCCGCTCTTAAATTAGCTAATTCTTCGTTCTGATCCAGTTTTTCCTCTTGATTTACTTGGTTAAGAATTGTTTTTAACTTATCAAGGTTCATTCTCTCATCAGTTTCACGTTGTTTTCTAGCATTTTCCATTGCTCTAAGGTCTAATTCTCTTGCTCTTAGTTTAGCAATTGGGTCATTATCAAATTGTGAAGTGATTTCTTTTTCTTCTTTTGCAAATTCATCCATAATCTCTGCAATAATTTTAGCTTTTCGTGCTTCAAACTCTTGCATCAACTGTGGATTCTTCTGTAACATCTGTAATCGATCTGCAAATTCTAATTCTGTTTGTTCTTGAGCCATTAAACTAATATGTTCAAATATATTTTTGTCTAAAGCCGCCATTACAATTGGATTATTTCTTGCAATATTTGTTGACATAAATTTTAAATGCGATGAAATGTGTGCTCTATGATCCTGACCTCTAAATGCTTTAAAAGGTTTAGAGCTTAATGCATCAATATGTTCTAATGCAGGATCTTTCGGCCCTTGTGGTGCAGGTCTTGGTAATATTCTATCAATATCTTTTACTCCCAATGCTTCATACATTTGTCTGTAGGCGTTATACATATTATGCATTTGTGGATTAGAGCTTGCAAGTTGCAATTCCGTTTGTGCTAATGTAATTCGTTGTGATTGAGAAAAAATATTTGGATCGGATACAGGTAAAATATCTACCTTATCATCAAAGTCTTGAACCTTAACGAACCGCGAACCCCCGACCACGTCATACGGATATTGTGCAGGTAAATACGTTTTAAATACTTTAGACAATAATTCAAATTCATTTTTTAATGATGCATATAATCTTTTATGGATTGCAGACATAACCCGCGAACCACGTTCCAATAACGCAATAGTTGTACCCACTGCTGCTCTTTGGTTTCCATCGCCCACTTGCATGTCTGCGATGGCCGCGAATCGTTGTCCTGCGTTTACGACAATTCCCATTAATTGAAGAAGCGTTGCACTTGGTTCCTTAAATGGTAGAGGCATAAATGAATCTCTCAAGTTTCCACCTGGAGCATCCACGTCTCTAAACTCACCTGGTTGAATTGATTGTGCGTCGTCCCTGATTCTGATGCCTCGCATCTTGAAACCAGCTGGCAGGTTAGATAGCGTTCCCGCATCTAAGAGCTGTCTTAAAGCTGCGGTCGCCGTACGGGATAAACCTCCTATCATGTGTATTAGACCGAAACCATAAAATCCTAAACCTGGTAAAAATTTAAAGTGTACAAAATAAGAAATCTTCTTTTTCAGTGGATCGTTGGCTTGATAGTTTCTCCTAATCGACAAAACAGTTCTTGATGATTCTTCGATGGTTACAATATATGGAAGTTTAATTCCAGTTTCAGTACCATCATCTAATCGATCTTCAAAACCTTCTATGTCTAAATTAACATGACATTCGATTAATGTGTATATGTCTTCGTTGTTCGTTCTTCTTTCACCTGCAAGTTCTCGTTCTTTTTTCTCAACATCAGTTTCTTGATCATAAGTTTTAGGAAGTTCAATATCTCTATAAAATCCTCCAACTTGTTGTTTTCTTAAATCGTTTTCAGAAATTTTAATTACATGCATGACTGCATCCGCATCGTCTAATGAGGTAGCCGAATACGGAACAATCAAATCGTCTGCAGGTACAAACTTGGAGACGGCTCTACCTAAAAGATCATCGTAATAAACTTTTTTAAAAGCAGAGCCAGACAGGGGTAGATGGAAAAGCATTTGATCAAACTCAGGTTCATATTCTTTCATTTTGAACATGAGTTGATAGTTCATAAATTCTTGTACTCTTTGTGATTGTTGTTCTTTTTGTGCTGTTACATTACCAATAACTCTTGTTCGAACAGGGCCGTCCGCTGGTAATAATTCTTTATAAGCTTGTGATTGAAAGTTAGTAACGGCTTCTGCAAGTACTGGGTGTGAAACACCTGAAGCACCTTTAAACGGTTCTGTTCTTTCATTGTATTTAAATCCTAATAAATCTAAACCTTGGATGTAAGACTTTTCCCAATCTTGTCTTGACATTCTATTATCTTGGTATTGTTTTTGTAACTCTGAACCAATTGGAACTAATACATCTTCAGGTAATAATTCTGCTAAGTTATCAAAATGATTTTCAGTGTCAGGTTGGTTAACGGCACCTGGTTCAAAATTTACTTCAGCACCACCATCTTCAGTAGGGGTAACTGATACGTCGCCTGGTACAGGAATATCTGCTTGTTCTTCAAATATTTCTTGTTGAACGTTTTCAGGATTTTCAATTTTAATAGTCTTCTCAACTTCGTTGGGAAGTGACTTGTCTATTTCTGCCATTAATTTTCTCCAATCGTACTGTTTTAACTTGTTTTGATTTAATATTCAAGCCCTGAGGTGTTGGCCCTGACTTGGGTGGAACGGTTCTAGTTAGTCTTTTTACCATTAATAATAAATATGTTTTTCTTTTATAATTGGCTCGTCTTCATAATCTTCAGGATGTTGCATTAAGCCACCTTCCCTAAATCTCCTAATTGCCTGTGTGGTGCTATCGACTAAGTCATCATTTTCACCAAATGGAAATGATGCACATTCTTCAATAACCTCTTGAGCCCACTCTTCTTTTTTAGGAGCCCAAATGCATCCACTTTCTAAAAGTGGTGCAATACTATTCACCCGCGCATGTTTGTCGTTTCCTCTACTTGGAGTAAAATTAACAACAGGGATTCCCATTCTTCTTAACTCATAAGTTAATGGAAGTCCAGAAGCTTTCGATTCTATAATAACCGTTTCAGGTTGCCAATATTTATATTGTTCTAAAGCAACTCGTCGAAGTTCTGGAAACTCAAATCGATCTTTTACTGCATCTAACAATATTAATTGTTTACCTTTGTCCTCTAATGAAAACACACCCCAGGTGGTAATTGCTGAATAGTCTGCAGTTTCTTTTTTCAAAAAAGCAGTATCATAACTTTGAATCACATGTTCTAATGGAGGTAGTTGTGACGATTCCCAATTTTTCCACCACTCTCTTTTTAAAATTGCACCTTCTTCGGATGTTGGATTTTGCATCCATTGTGCATTCCATTTTGTAATACTTAAAGATGATTTTACTTTTTCTAGTTCTTCTTTTTTCCAATACTGTGGCCAGAGTGCTTTATTGTTTGGAAGGATTGCAGGAAACTCTATCACTTCCCATTTATCAGAATTTTTTCCTGATTGTGCATTGATCAGTTGTCCTGTCAAATCATTTTTAGCCCAACGCGTCATAACCAAAATAATAGCTCCGCCTGGTTGTAAACGTTGACGTGGCCCTGATGTATACCACTCATATGTTTTTTCAAATGAATCTTTTGATAAAATTGTTTGCTCTGAATGTGGGTCGTCAATAATTAATAAGTCCGCACCACGACCTGTAATCGCACCACCAACACCAGCCGCATAATATTCTCCGCCTTGTGCAGTTTGCCATTTACCAGCAGCTTTAGAATCTTCTTGTAATGTTGTTTTAAAAATTTCTCTATACTCTGGAGAGTCAATAATATTTTTTGATTTACGTCCAAATAAAATTGCTAGTTCTGCGGTGTGCGTTGTTTGAATGATTTTTAATTTTGGATTTACACCAACCATAAATGCAGGAAGGTACACAGATGCAAATTCGGATTTCGTGT